TGGACTTATACCATATTACAACCTAAGCCCACCTAACGCCGCCGCTATATTGAAAGGTAATTTAGAAGGGCAAACAGTCAGTGCTATCAATAATTTATTAGTGGATTCGGCCGAAAGTATGACCGCCGATGTGTGGAATATATTTATGATCCACGGTGTTTTAGGTAATCAAGCCCGTTTAGGATTCGTGATCACTAATAATAGTGGGGATNGAAACCAGTTTCTTAAGGTTGGTCTAATGCCGGTTCGTAGAGCTTTTACTAGTAAAGGCGAAACGGATTGGAGTGTCGGTTATAACGAAGGTTACGCCGAAGGTTATAGCGTTGGTTTCGTTAAAGGTCGCGAAAGTATGTCACGTGATATTGATTGGGTGCCCGAACATAAAAGAGGTAATCCGGTTCATTCACACAAACCGAAACGTAAACTTTCGGCGTGGAATAAATTTGTAAAGGCTAATTCCAAGAAACCCCGTTTTAGGTTTGCGAATGGCAAGTTAAAATTAAAGAAGATGGCGATCGCATTTCGCCGGACTCCGGCCGGTAAAAAGAGGAAACGTTGAGCCAAGCGATCGGTTTTGCCGGAATTGTGATCGCGGCTTCGCTTCTAGCTGAAATACTTAAAAAAGGGGGGGTAAACGGCGCTAGACCGGCCGTAATTGACGTTTGGAGGGCCGATATTCCGACAACAACAACAACAACACCGGCGACATATGAAACCCCAACCACCACCGGATGGGAGATTTTAACCGGCGAAGGGGCGCGTGATGTGGATTATGTGGTGACGATAGATCCGGCCGAATATGCGGCATATTTAGAAAGAGAAAGAACATTAAGACTTTTAAGAGGGTAAATGGCGCTTGAATTGATGCCGGATGGCGTGACCTTCAAGAAACTAAGCGCGGCACAAACACAAGCGTTAAAACGTTACTACAAGGCGAAATCGGACAAGGGGCCGCTAGACGGTTTGGGTATTCCCTTAGCGATCGGAATACCAATTATTTTAGTGGGTGGTTTTGCGGCGGTTTCTTATGTGTTTAAAGACGAATTACAAGCATGGATGAATGAACAAAAAGAAGATGTGGTGACATGGATCAAGGGTATACCCGTTGCTAGTGGTGGTGTGGTTGCCGATGCGATCTTAGCGGTTACTAGTGAACTTGGTTTGTCTAGTGATCAACCACTCAACCCCGAATACATCCAACTTGATCCAATACTCAATATAGATGGCACAACAACCGAAAGACCGCCGACCGGCCCCTTTAGTTTGTGTCAACGTTGGGGGCTTGACGCGGATGACTGGTTAGCAAGGGTCCAACGGGGCGGTTTTGCCACTAAAACCGGCGCGGCGTTAGCCGGTGCATACATTATCAAGAATATGAAAAAAGAAGGGTGTTCAAGACCACTAGCGATCACTCAAGCTCAATGGGATGATGTTTAACGGGGCGCGTTCCACCACTCAACCGTCTGAACTAGTCGTTTTTTAGCGCCCCCATCATGCTTGATTATGGAACTAACCCAAATAATACCACTATTATTTATTGGCGAAATATTGACCCTGCTTTTACTTTACAGGTTCGTGCTTCGTGAATGGATCGTTGATACGTGGGAAACGAAATTAAGACAAGAAGGTTATCTAATTGAGATATTAGAACCAGTGATCGCCGAAATAGAAACTAGTACAGAAGAAAGTTTAATGACTTTTCAACGATCGTTTATTGGAGTGCTTGGTAAAATGACTAGCGAAGCTAAGAAGCTTGATCCAATGAACAATTTAAGAAAAGCCGCAAAAGATGGTGATTGGACTAGTATGTTATTGGAGTATGTCACAAACAAGTCCGGATTAAGTAACCTCCAAGTAGAGAACAAGTTAGAAACTAGTACAGAACTAGTACAGAACAAGTCAACTTTTGGTCAATTTAAGTAAAAAAGTAGTATAGTAGTAGTATGTATGTATGTATTATATATTATATATATGTGTAGGCTTATTATTTTTATGCTAAAAAACCGAGTAGTTTAAATATAACTTTCTATAATCGAAAATATACAAAGTTTCAACGTGCTTTTTGGGATCAGGGTGTGTCGGACACCTTTTATTAATTATTAATACATACATAGTTTATATTAAGCCACTTCGGATGGTGAAATATGACTAGTTCTCATAATCCGGTTGGTCGACCGCCGAAAAAGACCCGTGGAGGTAAACAGGTTCGTAAAGTATTGTGTAATATGACAATACCGGCAAACCTGTATGACTTCTTAGTAGAGCATAAAATAAACAGATCTCAATTATTCGTGCGAATAGTAGAGATGTTGTATGTAGGGGCCATTTGCCCTAGTTGCTACGGCTTTACCCGTCAAGAACTCAAATACGGGTGGATATGTGCCGAATGTAGCCAACCACCGCACAAACACATCTGGTTACAATGGAAAAATTGTGAACATTGTGGTGATCCATATAGTTTAGATCAATATGGTTTTGTAGATCAACACGGAGATTGTGAATCCGGTATAGATATAGAGGTAATTGATAACTTAGAAGAAGAAAATAAAGAGGTGTGAACGTGATCATAACCGCATTGGTCGAAATCCGACTTAATATGGATGGCACATGGGAATTATTAAGCCNAATCTAAGAGGATAAGCGACACGAAAAAGGGGGGGGTAACGCCTTTAAAACCCGAAAAGATGGGCGTTTTAGACCATTTTAACAATAGAGATCACATTAATGATAAGAGAAAATTTAACGCGATCGGGAATAGTTCGGCTAAACATTGTAGCGAATGTGGAAAGATCCACCATAACATATTGACACATCCCCACCATTCTTAAGTAGATACTCATAAATGGGTAACGCATGGTTAGAAGGCGTATTAAGAGAAACCGATCCCGAAAGAAAACCTTTACGATCAGTGCGATCGAAGGTGGCGCGGCTTTAAGTTTAGCAAGTTCCACGGGGCTTGATGCCGCATTAAAGGCGGCGATGGGCGGCAATATTGCCGATGCATTATCAACTATCCAAACTCAAACTTTGGCTAACAAGAACAAGATCATAGGCACTTTAGGGGCGGCCTTCGTAGGAAAGATGATCGCTAGTGGATTCGGTCGAAAGACGATCGCTAAGCTAGGCCCGATCAGGATCGTGCCATAGAGGAAAAAATATGTATTATAGGACAAGAGAAGGCGAAATAACCGCCGCAGATACCTACACAAGCCTTTCTGGTTTGTATGGAAAAAGCACAACCGCATCGATCCAAGTTCCGGCA